CACCGTGCACGTCGCGTGGCACCGTTGTCCCACGCGACGTGCACGGTGCCCACGTCGTCGATGAACCGCACGGTGCCGTACGTGCCGCGCGGCAGGGTGGTGTACGGGTCGCTGCAGCTGACCAGCCGCACGCGCGTCCCGACGGTCGGAGCGGGGTTGCTCATCCGGGTTCCCTTCCTCGGAGTGTGGTGGAGCTTGTTCATGGCGCCAGGCCGAGCGCTTCGTTGACGCCGATGGCGGCGGCGGTGCGCATCGCCAGGCCGTCGGTGCGGCTCGCGTACGCGGCCGCGACGTGCGTCCACGTGGTCGGCGCGAGCAGGTGCCGCCACCGCGGGTGCAGGCCGGGGAACGTCGGGTCGGCGCCGCGCCGGATCGCCTTCGCGAGCGCGTAGTCGATGCTGTTGTCCGCCCGGTTGAGCACGGCGTCCGGCAACTCCAGGTCGAACCGCACGAACTGCTCGCCGGCGTACTCCCACGCCTCGACCTCTTCGAGCCAGCGTGGGTACGAGCCGTTGTCGTGGTGCAGCATCTTGTGCCCGACCTCGTGCGCGAACACCCCGAACCGCAGCGCGCTCGACACGGCCGGGATCACGATCCGCCAGTCGCGGCGAAACGCGAACCCTCCGACCCCTCGGTGGTAGCCGTAGATCACGCAGCCGGACTCGTCGAGCAGCTGCACGGCCGGCTCAAGCCACGGGTCGGTGCCGGCGAGCGCCATCCCCTCGGGCCGCTCGATGCGGGTGTGGCGGGCGCTGTAGACGGGGTCGTCCAGCGGCCCCAGGATGCGAGCGCGGAACCTGCCCATCACGCACCCGGCGCGTCGTCGATCAGCGCGCACAGGATCGCTGCGAGGTTGGTGAGCGCGGACTTCGCGTCGCGCCGGCTGATCGCGATGTGCGTCGTCTCGTGCGGCGCGTCGCCGGTGGGGAGGGTGTGCAGCATCAGCCACACGTACCCGTCCTGCTCGTGCGACACGCTCAGCAGCCGCAGTTCGTCGGGGCGGGGCATCGCTCAGACCCTCGTGGTGCCGTGGTCGTCATGGCGGACGGCCGACCACGACTCGGTGAGAGCCATCACGTGCTGGCCGGCGGCGGTGCGCCCGTACCGGCCGTCCTGCGTCGCAAGGTCGAGGCCGGCGAGGGTGCACAGTTCGCGCAGCGCCTTCGCGGGGGACGTGCCCTTGACGCGGTGGTCGGTGCGCTCGTTGTCGAGGTGGAGGCGGTAGGTGCTCATAGCCCCATAGTAGGGGTGAACTTCGCGCGTGTCTCCGCCCGAACGATGAAGCGTTCGTGAAGCGTCGCGGTGGATGAGGACGGCGCCGCCGGCGCCGTCCCCGTACCACATGCCCGGCCTCAGTCCCACGGTTCCTCGGGGGGCGTGAACGCCGCGTCTTCCAGGTCAGCCAGGATGCACCGCACGTCGAGCTTGATCGCGTCCGCGATCTCGCCGAAGCACTCCGGCACGATCACGTCGTCCGCGTACACCACGATCGGATCGTCGAACCCGTCCACGTCCAGCACCGTGACGGTGCCGACCACCATGTCGCCGCGCACCAGATCCTCCTGGCGCACATCGACCTTCCCGCCGGCCTCGGTGAACCCGATCTGCACGGCGAGCGCGATTTCCTCTCGCAGGGTCAGTGCCATCACACGGCCTCCAGGTTGCGCTTCGTCTCGGCGGTGAACGCGGCGCGGTTCCCCGGCTGCCGCAGCCACAGCTCCAGATGCTCGGTGGGGACGCGCACGTGCGTCCCGTCCGGCCGGCGCCACACCTCGAAGTACCCGTTGTCCCGGGCGACGCGAACGGCGCGGCCGGCGGTGCCGTACGGCCCGCTCACAGCCACGCCTGCTTGTCGATGGTGGTCGCTTCGCGGACGCCGGCGAGCTTCCACCCGACCGGCAGTCCAGCCTTCGCGAACGACTGCGCGGTGCGCAGGGTGGGCGCAGCGACGCGCCGATGCATGGCGTCGGTGAGCGTACCGTCCGCGCCGTGCTTCGAGTAGTGCGCGACGAACACCGGCCCGCGGTAGGTGGCGCTCACGACGCGCTCCGCTTCTTGCGGCACTCGTCGCAGCGGACGTGCCGGGTGACGCGCTGACAGTCGATGCAGCGGTGCGGCTTCGCCCGCGCGGGCTTCGGAGAACCGCCGAAGAACATGCGGTTCAGCTCGTCAGCGACCTTGCGGCCGACCGGGTCGTCGGTGTTCACAGCGACACCTCACCGGCGTCGCGCAGGAGCACGACGTAGTCGAGGTCGAACACCCCGACGACGTACGTGACGGCCTGCAGCGCACGGCGCAGGGCCGCGCGGAGGTTGCCGGCGCGATGCAGCTCGCTCGCGTCCAGCAGGCACACGACCGCCGAGCTATGAAGCTCAGCGTCGCGGTTCGCGCGCACGATCGTCGCGGCGCGGTTGAGCAGGATGTGGACCTGCTCTGCGGGGGAGGTGGTGGTTCCCATGCACCCATAGTACCCCCCTACAACCCGGAAGTCTCGGCCCGGATCGTGAAGGCTGCATGAACCCGGAACCGTGGTTCGTGATATGGCTGGCAGCCCCTATCCGCCGACCTTCAACGGGGCAGCCCCTGCGGTTCCCTCCCCCACACTGCGGCCGGCACGAGCCAACGGGAACAAGGCGGCGGGCACGGCGAGGGTCGGCGGGCAGGTGCCGACGCACACCCTAACCCACCCACCGGACCGCACGCGGTACGCTCCCGTACCATGAGTCTCGCCACCGACGCGCAACTCAGCCGCGTCCGCAACGCCGCCGCCCGCCGCCGCCAACTCGAAGGCGAGCTCGAGGAAGCGATCCAGCAGCTGCGCACCGAGATGCAACGCGCACGCCTGGCGGGACACTCGACCACCGACATCGGCGACGCCGCCGGCCTCAGCCGACAGCGCGTCAACCTCGCAACCCGGGAGGCAACCGATGGGCCGGCCTAGCCTGCTCACCCCCGAAGTCCACGAAGGCATCATGCGGATGATCACCGCCGGCGTGCCGTTCAAGACCGCCGCCGAAGCACACGGCATCACGTACCAGACGTTCCAGAACTGGCGGCTGCGTGGCCGCGACGCGCTCAGCGTGGCTCAGGAGCACGAGGCGGACGTTCCCGACGACGACCAGAAGTACGTGGACTTCTTTGAGGCCGTCCCAGCGGCTCGCGCCAATTGCATCGCCAGGCTGGTGCTGCTCGTGTCGCAGGCCGCGACGACGGACTACCGGGCGGCGCTGCGGCTGCTGGCGGTGTACGACCCGCAGACGTTCGCGGATCGTCGGTGGCTGGACGTGGCGCTGCGCCCGCCGGATGAGGGGCTGCCGGTGGGCGACGTGGCGAACGTGGAGCCGGTGCGGGTGCTGCCGGACGTGCAGCGCGCGTCGCAGCTGGTGGCGATCCTGGACGAGGCGGGGCTGCTGTCCGACGACGGGGGGGTGTAGTACACCCGTGGCCGGTGTAGTACAGGTGCGCGTGGACGATGACACCGCGGCGTGGTGGCGGGCGCTAGCCGCGCGGGAGGGCATCTCGGTCGGCGAGCTGGTCCGCCGCGCGGTGACGACCACGTACGCCGCGGCGGGCGAGCCGGCACCCGTCGGTCGTAAGGTGCACGCTACGCCCACGGCTCGCCGTCGCGGCGGCTGCGAGCGCGCGGCGTTCCACCGCTCGGGCGTCTACTGCAAGACGTGCGGCACCACGCCGGCGTGAAGCCGCTCACCTCGCTCGGGCGTCGCCAGCGCACACGGATCGCGGAGCGGGTGCTGCGCGACTGGGGCGAGCCACGCCTGCGATACACCCCCGACTACTTCGACCCGACCCTGAAGCAGCGGGTGCTGCTCAGCCTCGACAGGCTGGACGTGTTCTACGGCGGCGCGGCCGGGCCAGGCAAGTCGTGGGGCCTGCTGGCCGGCGCGCTGCAGTACGTGGACGTGCCGGGCTACGCCGCGATCATGTTCCGCCGCACGTTCCCCGAACTGTCGCAGGCGGGTGGGCTGATCGAGGTGTCGCACCTGTGGCTGGACGGCACCGACGCGCGCTACCACCAGGGCGACCACCAGTGGACATTCCCGTCGGGCGCGTCGCTGACGTTCGCGCACATGCAGTACGAGACGGACAAGGATCGGTATCGCGGCGCGAGCTACCAGTACATCGCGTTCGACGAGTTGACGACGTTCACCGAGACGCAGTTCCGCTACCTGTTCGGCCGTCTCCGCCGGCCCGAGCGGTCCCCGGCCGGCGCCGCCCCCGACGGGCTGACGCTCGACCAGGTGCCGCTGCGGATGCGCAGCGCGTCGAACCCGGGCGGCCCCGGACACGACTGGGTGAAGGAGCGGTACATCGACAAGGAGACGCGCGAGCGGCGCATCTTCCTGCCAGCGCGCCTGTCCGAGAACCCGCACATGGACCAGCAGGCGTACCTCACGTCGCTCGCCGAACTGACGGAGGTGGAGCGGGAGCGGCTGATCCTGGGCGACTGGGACGCGATCGACGCGGGCGGCATGTTCGAGCCGACGCTGTGGCCGACGATCGCGCGGTACTCGTCGGATCAGTGGCTGCGGGTGTGGGACATGGCCGGCTCGAAGCCGACGCCCGAGTACCCCGACCCGGACTGGACGGTCGGCACCCGCATCGACCGTGACCGCGCGACGGGACAGGTGTACGTGACGGACGTGGTGCGGTTCCGCGAAGACCCCGCCACGACCGAGGAGATCGTGAAGGCGACGGCGCTGCGCGACGGGTACGGGCCGGTCGCGATCGAGCAGGAGCCAGGCTCCGCCGGCGTGTCGGTGATCACCAGGTACAGCAGGCACGTGCTGCAAGGGTTGGCGTCCGTGCACGCGATCCGCCCGACGGGCGACAAGGTGACGCGGGCGCGGGCGGTGGCGGCTGCAGCTGGGCGCGGGGAGGTGACGCTGGTCGTGGGACCGTGGAACGCGGAGTTCAAGCCCGAGCTTCGCCGGTTCCCGCACGGCGCGCACGACGACCAGGTGGACACCCTCGCGCACGGCTACAACAACATCGAGCGCCTGGCGGTGTCGTTCACCACCTCGACGCCGGGCGCGGCGCGGCTGCCGAACGCGCGTGACCGCCGCGCCCGGTAGGCTGGCCGGCATGGGCAGGCCGGAGGTCGTGGTGGTGATCCCCACCGTGCAGGGCCGGGAGGATCACCTGGACAGGTGCATGGCGGCGTACATGCGCACGCTCGCAGGTGTGCAGTGGGAGGCGGTGGTCGAGCACAACCGCGCGACGTGCGGCGAGGCGTGGAACCTCGGAGCGGCCGTCGCGCGGGCCGCCGGCGCGACGTGGCTGCACATGACGGCTGACGACCTGGAGCCGCTGGACGGATGGTTCGAGGCGGCGGTGCAGTGCGTGCGCGACTTCGGCGCCAGCCCGAGCGCGCTGATCTGGACCGCGCGAGAAGGCGAGCCGGACACCGTCGAGTCGCATGGCGACTGGGCGGCGCGCTACCAGGTGCCGAACGCGGTGTCGATGAGCCGCATCCCGTTCTGCCGCACCGAGCTCTGGATCGACATTCCGCCCATCCACTACTACTCGGACAACGCGTTCAGTTCGGCGATGCAGGCACAGGGCATACCATTGGTCGCGGTGCCGGGGTACGCGTTCCGGCACCACTGGGCACAGGCCGGCCGGCACCCGATGAACGATGAGCAGTGGTTCCGAGAGCAGACGATGTGGCAGCAGTGGGCGGCTGGCGAGTTGCTGCAGCGCGCGCCGCGGTGGAGCTAGGAGGACGAGATGCGGATCATGGTGACGGGTGACGTCGGGTTCATCGGCACGCACCTGACGAGGCACCTGCTCGACCATCGGCACGACGTGCACGGCGTTGACCTGCGCGTGGCGCCGAACGGGCCGGACGGGGTGGACGAGTACGGCCAGCATGTCGGGGACCTGCTGAGCGAGGGCGCCGGCGGCACGTCGTCGATCCTCGACCACGCGATCAGGCACTTCGACCCGGACGTGGTGGTGCACCTCGCAGCGCAGGTCGGCAGGTTGTTCGGCGAAGACAACATCGCGCACACGATCGAGTCGAACGCGTTGATGACCGCACGCGTCGCTCGCAGCTGCGCCGCTGCGTTCCGCCGGCCGCGGCTGGTGTACACGTCCACGTCGGAGGTGTACGGCGACCTGTCCACCGTCGCGGTCGGGTGCGAGGACTGGACGGGCGTGTGGCAGCTACCTCACAACCTGTACGGGTTGTCGAAGCGGTGGGGTGAGGAGGTCGCGGCGCTGTACGCGTTGACGCCCGACCTGGAAGGGTCGATGCAGATCATCCGCCCGTCGATGCCGTACGGCCCTGGGTTGCCGCCCGGCAGGGGCCGCGCGGCGATCGTGAACATGCTCTACCAGGCGCATCACCGACAGCCGATCCCGGTGCATCGCGGCGCGGAACGGTCGTGGTGCTGGATCGAGGACGCGGTGCGTGGCATCCGCCTGGTGCTGGAGCAGGGCGAGGTGGCGTTCCTCGCAGCGGACGTCGTGAAGCGCGGCGTGGGGTGTTACAACGTCGGGCGGGACGACGCGGCGGTGACGATGCGGCACGTCGCGGAGATGGCGTGCGCGGTCGCCGGCGTCGAAGACCCCGACGCGCTGATCGTGGAGGTGGACGCGCCGGCGCGGCAGACGGTCGTGAAGCGGCTCTCGACGGAGAAGCTGCGCGGGTTGGGGTGGGAGCCGGTCGTCGGGTTGTTCGAGGGCATGTCGCGGACGTACGACGCGATGAAGCGGCTCGGGCAGTTGGACGTGGGGCCGCACGTGCTGCCCGGCGGGACGCCGATCCCTCCCACGTAACGGGGGGGTGCGCTGGTACGGTGTACGGCATGGGAACTGATGACGACACCGAGCACGTGGACGAGGTGCACCTGGTAGACCCGCGCGACGTGCCGGCCGAGATCGCGATGCACGGCAACGCGCATGTGGCCGGCACGCACGAGGCGCTGGAGGGTCTGCTGCAGTTCGTGCGGACGGTGGAGGGGACGATGCAGGTGCACGCGCCGCACGCGCCGGGCGGGTCGAACCTGTGGGTGGTGCGGGTGCGGTGGCGGCCGCTCGGGTCGGCACGTGAGCAGGTGTGCCGTGGTGAGGATGCGACGTTCGACGGTGCGTGCCTGCTCTGCCGTGGGCTGCTGGCGCACGGCCTCGCGTCGGGGAACTTCGAGCGATGAGGGCGCGCTCGAAGCGGTGTCCGTTCGCGCGTCGCGGCTCGGGTGACGTGCGGTGCATCATCCTGCCGACCTCGGGCTACGGCGTCCACGCGCTGCTGATCGGACGGCGCTGGTGACGGCCGTCCGTAAGTGGAGCGTCAGCCCGTTCTTCAACGAGTTCGACGTGCTGGAAGTGAAGGTGCGCGAGCAGATGCGATGGGTGGACGTGTTCGTGTTCTCCGAGTCGGACCGCACGTACGCGGGCACGCCGAAGCCGTACACGCTGCGAGCGTGGCTCGCCGACACGGAGCGCGGCCAGCAGCTGGTGGCCGACGCGAAGGTCGCCGGCGCTGAGATCCGGGTGGTCGAGCACGACGGGACGAAGCTGTACCCGACGCCGTTCCAGGGGTTCGGCGACCCCACCAGGTGGGCACGCGAGCAGGCACAGCGCGCGGCGCTCTTGGACGGGATGCAGGACGTCGGCACGAACGACGTGGTGTGCCTGAGTGACCTGGACGAGATCGTGCGCGGCGCGCTGATCGGCGGCTACTCGGCGGAGGGGTGGGACATGGTGACGCTACCGCCGCTGACGATGCACGTCGGGTCGCTGACGCATCGGTGGGCGTTCCCGCTGCACGTGATCGCGCGGCTGTACCGCGGCGGCGCGATGCACGACTGCGGCGACCACACGTACTGGCACGGCCACTGCGGTGAAGACCCGGAGACGATCCGGCGGATGCCGGGGATGCGGATCGAGGTG